AACCGAACAACAGTTGACCGAAGTGCGCGGCATCTTTGCGCACCCAGAAGACCACGCCGAAGTGAAGGAAGCCGCAGCCAAGATTGCTCGCAGGCGCACACGGCTGGCGAAGCGCTGTGCGCCCTAACGTCAATTCGACCGCAGCTCCCGCGGCGTAACACCGGCACGCACCATGCGCGGCTGGTCTGCCCAGGTGCGCATGGTGCGCAGGTGGCGCTTGGCTTGCCGTTTCCGCACCCTGTTGGGAGGATTCCCCCGCACACTGGGCACCGTCACTGCCGCTTCAGAATCTCAGTCTTCGCCGCGCTGCCTGCGCTGCTGCCGAAGTAGTAGCTGATGATGCTGGCCCAGGCGCCGCCCAGGGCGCCCAGCATCACCAGCAGGGCGTCGCCGCCGGTGTCGGGCTTGCCGTAGCTCAGCAGCCAGGCCAGCACGCCGAAGAAGCCCACGGTGACCAGCATGGCCAAGGTGCGGGGGGTCAGGGTGTCGCCGGTATTCACCTCGCGCTCGCGGGCGCTGGCGCGGTCTGCGGCGGCGGTGGCGATTTCGGCCTTGGCCATGTCGACGGCCAGGGCCTGCAGCTCGACCTGGCGGCGCGCTTCCACCTCGCGCAGCTTCACGGCCGCTTCGGGGTTGGCCAGCGCAGCCTGCACGTCGGCCGGGTCGTTGCTGGTGCCCAAGGCGGATGCAATCAGGCCGCCCACGGCCCCGCCGGCCGGGCCGCCCAGCAGCGTGCCCAGGATGGGCGCGGCCTTGCCGACAGCGCCTGCGATGTCTTTCCAATCCATGCCTACCCCCTGTAGGAAAACAGCGGCTGCACGCCGCGTTCGTCCAGGCTGAAGGCCTGGCGGCGGTTGCGCTCTGAAAAGCTCACGTGCACCCAGCCGCCGCCGCTGTGCGCAAATTCCAGAATCAGCTGGTCATAGGGCACGTCGCTGTCTTTCAGCACCGACACGATGTGCGCCGGGCTGCCGAAGCGCGGGCAGATGAAGTCGGCCGCTTCGCCCAGCAGGTGCTGGCTGGTGTCTTTGCTGCCAATGGCGCGGTTCAGCGCCTGGCAGCGGTAGCCGCTGCTGATGATGATGGGCGCGCCGCCCAAGCGCATGCGCACGGTTTCCAGGCCCAGAGCGGTGCGCTTCAGCGCGGCCAGGGCTTCGGGCGTGGGGCTGTTGTCGATGCCGCGGCGCGCGGCTTCGTTGCTGGCCACCAGTTCTTCCAGACTGAAGTGGGGGGACAGGTTCATGCGTTGGCTCCAGACTTGAAGAAGGCCACCAGACCCGACCAGCCGCCCACCAGGTACACCAGCAGGCCCAGCAGCAGGAACATGGCCGCTTTGGACAGCGCGGCTTTCAGGCTGCCGAACAACCACCCGCCCGCTTCGGCCTGCGCGTGGCGCTGCATGCCGGTGGTCAGCGCGGGCCAGAATTCGTCGTGCCGGATGGCGCGCAGCAGGCCTTCGGCGATGGCGTCGCGCACGTCGTCGCGGGTGAGCGTGCGGTCTGCAATGTCGGTGGCCAGCTCTTTGATGTCGCCCAGCTGGTCAACGATGTGGTTGCGTTCGGCTTCGGTGGTCACAGGCTGGCCCCCAGCACCACCACAGCGCCACCCACCAGCGTGGCGAACAGGTCGCCCCAGCTGAAGCGGCCCGCCGGCAGCGCGTACAGCTCACGCGCCAGGCCGACGATGGCGCACAGCGCGATGGCGGCGGCGCGGTCGGCCATCAGCAGGCCCAGCAGGGCCAGGGCTGCGCCTGCGGCCAGGTGCAAGAGTTTGTCGCGGGGGATGTTCATCGTTTGATTACCGTGATGCGCACGCTGCACTCGCGGCCGCGTACTGTGGTGGTGACGGCCGGCACAGTGATCAGCACCGCGCCGCGCGCATAGACCGTGCTGCCGTTGGGCACGCTGACCACCTGCAGCAGCACGCGCCGCTCGAAACTGCTGGACACGTTGGTCATGGCCACCAGTTGGTCAGCATCCGACTCCGACGTGGGCGGCGTCGACACGCCAGCAAAGCAGCTCAGGTAGCACGCGGCATCACCCGCAGTGCGCTGCCCGCCGATGTCGATGCTGACTTCGACCAGCATCGTTTCGCCTGTGGCGTTGACCCAAGACTCTTCGACAAAAGCGAAGAAGTTGGGCACGAAGATGCCAGGACCTGGCGGCGGGTTGCGCGTCACCGTGAGGTCTGCAACCGCGTTGTGGATCAGGCCCGTGGCCGCGCCTGCCGCAATCTGCGCGGTGTTCACGCTACTCAGGGTGGCCAGCGCCCCCAGCCGCGCCTTGGCGTTGTCGTTGATCTTGTCCAGCAGCGCCTGGCGGGTGGTGTAGACGTCTGCAAACTTGGCGCGGAAGGTGGCGCCCACGATGGTGGTCTTGCCGCTCAGGTTGTCCCACGCCACCGGCGTGGTCAGCGTGGCCAGGTAGGTGGTCAGCGCGGACACGGCGGTTTCGTAGGTGGCCTTTTCGGTGGTGACGGCGTAGTTGGTGGCCTGCGCGCCAATGCCCGCCTGTTCGGCCACGATCACGTCGCGGTCTTGGATGACGCGGGGCTTTTCGTCGGCGGTCAGGAAGCTGTCGCTGGCAATGTCGGCCAGCGCCGCGTTGGCGGTGTTGGCGCCGGCCTGCGCGGTGCTGGCCGCGCTGGCGGCTGCTGCCGCTGCTGCGGCTGCAGCGTCCAGGTCGGCCTGCAGCGCGTCGCGTGCCACGGCGGCCACCTGGTGCAGCCTGACGGGCGACCACTTGCCCCGCACCAGCGGCAGGGTCTGCACGGCGCGGATGCGGAAGAAGTAGAACCGCCCCTGCAGCAGCCCCGGAATGGTGGCCTTGGCCGCGTCGCCCTGCTCCACCCAGCTGGGCCAGTCGCCCGTGGGCAACGTGGCGGCGGCTTCGGTGTACTGGATTTCGATCTGCCCGCCGCGGCGGATGTTCTGCCCCACGGCTGGCGCGAAGGCGAGCACCGTGCGGGTGATGATGCTGCCGTCCAGCGTTGGCGTGGTGCCGCTGGTCACGGTAGGGGCGGCCATGGTTTCCACGTCCCACGGCTCGCGCAAATTGCTGTCGGGCGCGGGGTCGCGGCCACGCAGTTCGGCGTCTACGGTGTACAGCTCGGCAGCGGTTTCCAGCAGGGTGAGCTTGTAGGCGCCGGTGGGGTTCCAGGTGATGCCAACCACCTCAAACGGCTTGGCGCTGTAGCCGTAGTCCGGCATGGTCAGTTCCACCACGTCCAGCAGTTCCAGGTCTGCGGCCTGTTCGCCGCATGTCAGCTCAAGCTGCAAGCCGGCCTGGGCTCGACGAATCATCATGCTGGCCAAGTGCTGGGCGTGCGCAATGTGGTTGACGGCCTGCCATTCCACCTCTGCCAGTCTCTCGCCCTTGGCGGCCACCAGTACCGGGTCTTGCACGGCCGGGAATGGCAGCAGCTGGTAACGCTGGTCGGGGTCGGTGCAGCGGCCCGAAACGCGGTTGATGCGGCTGGTGCGCGGCACGCTTTGCACGGCGCTGATGACAGGCTCGTCATCAGGCCGGCCGCCGGTATTGTTGTTGACCAGCCAGTCTTGCGTGATGGTGGCAACCGACGCGCCCAGCACGCCCGCGCGCAGCCTCCACTGTCCACCTGACCAGCCAGCCCGGCCGGCCATGGCGTCCACCAGGCTGGCCATGGCTGCGGGCTTGTCGGCGTCGTCGGGTATGGTGATTCCGCCATGAAATAGCGCGCGCGTCACCGTGCCGGTGCTGCCGTCTGGCTTGCGCAGCACAAACGCGGTGATGGTGTCGCAGACGTTGGCCGCAACCACAATGTCTGCAGCGCGCGCCAGGGCGCTGCTGCGCGCCCAACCATAGGCGTAGGTGAAATAGTGCAGCGCCATCAGCGCCAGGTTTTCGCTGAAGACGGTGGCGCCGGTGCGCGGGTCGTACATCTTGGCGCCACGCAGCACGGCGCTGACGTTGGGGCGGCCCTGGGGAAATACGTCTGGCTCATACAGCACGTCAATCACCGCCAGGGCCATGCCCGCAAAGCGGTCTGTTGCGGTCACTTTGCCAGGGTATTCAGCGGCCAAGTCGGCGCCCACGTTTTGGCCAGCAGCGCCCACATAGGGGCGGATGCGCACAAACTTCTTGAGCACACCGGTGAAGTAGATCACTTGCACACCAGCCAGCGGCTGGCCGCCGGTGACGGTGGCAGTAGATCCCACCACACTGACAGCGGCGCTGCCCTGAATCTGGTTTTCACCACTGCCGGTAGACCACACCGCCAGCACGTCAGTGCCGGCCGCGGGCGGCTCGGCCAAGGCAATGGTGGCATTGCCGGCGCCGTCCAGCACGCCGTTGACGGTGCGCGCTTCGTTGTCGGTGCGCCGGTACGGCGCCTCATTGACCCAGCCGCTGCCGTCCAGCGTGACCAGCTTGTCGTCCAGGTACCACTGTTCGAACCCGTCGATTTCATGGCCGGCAAAGCTGACCACCATGGTCATGTTCTCGTCAAACACGCCGCTGGTCCAGACGTCGCGCACGCCTTCGACGTAGCGCACGCGGCCCATCACCAGCGTGCGCGGCGCGTTGGGCTGCAGGTCGACCATCACCAGCCGGTCGCGCGCCGCCGCGTTTTGCTGCTGAATGGCGCGGCGGCGGGCCTTTTCCGCCTCTCGATCAGAAGCCACGACACCGGCCAGGGTTGACGCCAGCAGCCACCAGTTCTGCGTGGCAATGGCAAAAGCCGCTACCAGAAATTGCCCGAAGCCAGCACTCATTCTTCGCGCACCCGGAAAAAGCCCGCGTTGGGCCAAAGAATTTCTTTGCCGTCTGTGCGCGGGTCGACGTCAAGCGACGTATCGCCCGGGAAGCGCCGCAGCTGCTCGTCGTGTGTGTAGCGGCTACCACGCGGCCGCTGCGCCAGGTTGCCCTGGTGCTCGGCCAAAAAGTGGGCCACCGCCAGCGGGCCGTCTTGCCAGCCTGGCTGGTCTAGCTCACCCGAGAACACCTGCTGCGCGCCGGCAACGACACCGGTGTCGGGGTCTACCAGCGCTTTGTAGACCAGCACCGCAGCGCCTTCGATGTCTGCAGCAGCCAGCGCGCGCTGCGCAGGCGTGACAGCCGGCAGGGTTAGGCGCAGGTTGTTGAACTGCCCCAGCTCGTCGCGCAGCTCAGCCATGGCGATGTCCAGCGGCTCCCACGTGAAGCCGCCCCACACCAGCGCGCGGCCGCCCACGGCCCAGCGCTGCGGCACGGCAAGACCCATGTACACCAGCGGCACTTGCGGGATGTTTTCGCCGGCCACCAGGCGGGCGCGCAGGGCCAGTTCGGGGGCGCTGGGTGTCCTCATACGATGACCTGGCGCAGCTGCACCGCCACGCCGCCCTGCACCACCGGCGCGCTGTAGTCCAGCTGCAGGCCGTCGTCGTCAAGCTCCCACACGCCGGTGGGCGCCACGCACTGCACGGCGGTGCCGGCCGTCAGGGTCTTGGCCAGGGGCGACAGCAGGGGCACGTCCAAGAAGTCGGTGCTGGCGTTGCGCACGGCACCGGCGTAGGCCGTCAGCAGCAGGTTGCCGCCCACGCCCAGGGCGTCGCCGCCCAGCAGGGTGGGCGCGTCTTCAAAGTAGCTGAGCACGGGGCCTTCCACCAGCTGGATGGCGTCCCAGTGCACCGTGCCTTGCGGGCTGTACAGGCGCACCTCCAGCACCGTGGCGCTGGGGTTGGTGACCACGCTGATTTGCTTCAGCGTCCACACAGCCGCCGGGTGCGCGGCGCTCAGGCTGGTGTCGTTGGCATAGCCAGGGCCGCCAATGCCGTCTGACAGCGTCATGGCAAAGTTGAACAGGGCCCCGGCCGTGATGCCGCTGTTGCGCACAAAGGCCGACAGGCTGTACTGCGTGTTCGGCCTGCACGGCACCGACTGCGCGATGTAGTGGTCTGCGTTGGCTGTTGCGTTGTCCAGCCGCACCGAATGCCCGTTCACCAGGTACTGCGCAGCAGACCGGACCTGGCTGGTGCCGCCCACGGCCGTCCAGTGCTCAAGCGTGGCGCGCTCGAACGACGGGTTGCGCAACTGGTTGAGGCCCACGCCGTCTTTCAGCGTGACGGTGCGCGCGCCTGCGGTGGCCGTGGTGGCCACCACCGGGCTGCCGCGCAACGTGCCGTTGGGCACCGGGCGGTGCTGCATGCCCAGGCGCACCCAGTCGCCGGTGCTGCGCAGGCCCAGCAAAAAGGCTTCGCGTTGGGCGCCCTCCACCGCGCTGCGCGTAGGCGGCAGCAACAGCGTGGCGCGCAGGCGGTCGGCCGCGTGGCTGCTGCGCTGGCGGTTGCCGGTGAAGAAGCCGGTGAAGGTGCTTTCGCTGGTGTCCAGCGCCAGGCTGAAGCTGGCGCCGCGGAAGGCGCGCGTGGTGGGCCAGTCGATGATGGCCATGGCTACGCCCTCCCCCGGGTCATCTGACGGGCTTCGTACTGCGCAATGGCGGCACGGATGAGCCGCACGGTGTTTTCGCTGGCGTCGCCCTGCACGTTGATGGTGAAGCTGCTGCCACCACCGCCAGACGCCGCCAGCGCGTTGTTGGGCACCACGGTGCCGCTGCTGCGCGGCACCACCAGTTCGGGGCCGCGTTCGCCCACCAGGTAGGGGCGGCCGGCATAGATGGGACCGCCGGTGGCGCGGGCGCCGCCGCCCAGGCCTTGCAGAAACTGCAGGAAGGTGCCGAAGGCGCCGCCCACTTCGCCGGTTTTGCTGAAGCTGTCGCCCAGCAGGTAGCTGCCCAGCTTGGCCGCGGCGGCCTGGGCCACCAGGCGCTTGAGCATGGCTTTCCAGATGTCCTCGATGTCCTGCGTTTTGCCTTCGATGGTGGCCAGCACGCTGTCGCCCAGCGCGTCTTGAATGTTGCGGCCGGCCTGTTCGGCAAAGCCGCTGACCTTTTGCAGCGTGGGCTCCAGGCCTTCAAAGCGCTTGCCCAGCTCTTCGGCCACGCGGTTGAAGTCCTCCAGGCTCAGCGTGCCTTGGCGGAATGCGTCGGCCGCGGCCTGGGCGTTGCGGGTGAGCTTTTCGTACTGGGCGGCGGTGCTGCCGTCGGCCAGTGACTTCAGCTCTTGCAGCTGCGCCTTGCGTTCGCGCAGCAGGTCTTCGGCAATCTCGGGTCCTACAAACGCCGCCGGCTGTTTAGTCAGGTCCAGCACCGCGGCCAGCTCCAGCGCATAGGCGCGCTGGGCGGCGGTCAGGTCGCCCAGCTTGCCTTCGGCAATGGCCACGCGCACCTTTTCGGCTTCGGTCAGGTCCTGCGTGCCGCGCAGGGTTTCGCGCAGGCGTTCGATGTACTGGTCGTACTGGCTGACCTGGTCGCGCACGCCCTTGGTGGCCGGCGCGCCGGTGGTGCCGCCCACGCTGGGGCGGGCGCTGCTGACCACGCGGCCGCCGCCTTCGTTGGCCGGGCGGCCCGGGGCGGCTAGGCCCATGACGCGGCGTTCAAACTTGTCGAGCTCGGCACGGGCGCGGGCGCTGTCGGCCTTGACCGCGTCGCTGATGGCGGTGAAGCCGGCCAGGTCGCCACGGCTTAGCGCGGCCACCTGCGCGCCGATGGCGCCGATTTCGCGGCCCACGCCCTTGAACACAAACGCCACGTTGGCGCCCAGCACGGCGAAGGTTTCGAACACGGTGCGGAAGACCGCGGCCACGCCGGTGAAGCGGTCGGCGTCTTTGGCGGCGCCGCTGAATGCTTCTTGCAGCGCCTCGACCACCGGCAGCACGGCCACCACGATGGTGCGGCCCATGTCCTGCAGAGTTTTCTGCGCGGCGCTCAAGCGCTGGGCGTAGCGTTCGGCGGCTTCGACCTGGTCGTCGGTGACGGTGGCGTTGAGCTTGCCGGCCGCGGCCAAGTCATTGAGCAACGGCGCCATCACGCCGTAGCTGCGGCCCAACAACGTAAAGCCCGCTCGGGCCTTATTGCCGTTGTCTTCAAACTGCGACAGCGCCTTGGCCACTTCCAGCAGCGCTTCGGCAGGGTCCAGCTGGCGTAGGGTGTTGGCCTGCAGGCCGATGCTTTCCAGCACCCGGCTGACGTCGTCGCCCGGCTTGGCATTGGCCAGCGCCTGGTTGAGCTTCAGCAGGCTGGTGCTGACCACTTCAAACTGCGTGCCGGTACGTGCGGCCACGTCTTCCAGCGCGCTGATGTTGCCGATGCTGGCGCCGGTGGCGTCTTTCAGGTCATTCAGCCGGTCCAGCCCGCCCGCGATGGTGTTGAAGAAGTTGGACAGGCCGCCCACCGTCAGCGCGCCGGCAATGGCGCCGGCCACGCCGCCAAAGCGGGTGCTCAGCGCCTCGGCTTCGCCGGCCAGGCTGCCCAGGCGCGCCTTGGCGCTGTTGATGCCGCCGGCCGTCTTGTCGACGGCCGACAGGGTGATGCGCGCTTCAGTCATTGGGCGCTACCTGAAACATGCCGCCCAGCGCGGCGTCTTCCGGGTTCAGAAACTTGGGCCGTTTGTCGGCCGGCACCCAGGGGTCGGGCGCCTGGAAGTCGGCCGCAGCGAACAGCCGCTTGTCGGGCTTGACGACCGCGCCGTTGGCCACAGCAGCCAGCAGTTGGGCGTGGCGAAGCGCGTCCCACTCGGGGCCCACCTGTTCGGCTTGCATCCACTGCGTCCACTGCACAAACTCCTGCGCGCTTAGGCTTTGCTGCAGGCTGTTGACCGTGGTGCGCAGGTGGCTGGCCAGGGCAAACAGGGCGCGCAGCTCGGGCGCGGCCTCTAGGTTTTTTTTTCCTGCGCGGGCTGCTGCCCGCTCAGGCGCGTGGCCACGTCCCACAGCGCCACCACGCGGTCGGGGTGCATGGCGCCAAAGGCCGACCACTGCGCGGGGCTGTACACCGGCAGGCCGTCGTCGGCCAGCACGCAGGTGTGCAGCATCTGCGCCAGCAGCTCGCCGCTGGCGCGCTCTGCAGCCTGGGCGCCGGTTTCGTCGTCACGCGGCGCGGTCAGGCGGCGGCGCATGGCGGTGAAGGCCAGCATCTGCGCCATGTCCATGCCACGCACCACCACGCTGCCGCCCAGCTCTGGCACGTCGTGCTCTTCGCTGGGCAGGGCCTGCGGGCGGATGCTGTCGCGGGCGATGACCATGCTCAGGTCGCGTAGCGCGTCGGGTCAGACACAAAGGCCACGTCGATGCGGCCGCGCAGCGTGCTGTCTTCGATGGTGGGCACCGCCTGCAGCGACCAGTAGGCGTTGGCCACCAGGCGGCTGTTGTTGGGGAACACCATGCGCACGGCCGTGGCGGTGGCGGTTTCGGCAGCGGTTTGCACCGTGCCGTACCAGCCCAGCGCCGGGTCGTCGTACAGCGGCAGGGTCACCTGCACAGGGCTGCGCGTGGTGGGGATCTGCTTTTGCACGCTGTCGGTGAGCGTGGTGATGTCGGCAAAGTTCTGTTCGCCGCCAGTGACGCTGATGCCGCTGGTGATTTGGCTCAGCGTGGTCCAGGCCGTGATGCGGCGGATGCTGCCCGTGCCGGTGCCCGAAGGGTAGCGGCTGGTGCTGACGGTGTTGATGCCTTCGAACGTGATGTCGTTGGTGGCCACGGTGACCACGCGCACGATGCGGCCGTTCAAGCGGTCCCAGCCGCTGGTGACTTCCAGAAAGTCACCCACCACCACGCCGTGGCCAGCGCCCAGCGTGGCCACGGCTTGCGCAGCGTTGGTGATGGCCGTCATGTTGGACGACGAACCATAGGTGGATGCAATGGACACCTGAGTGCCCTGTGCCAGGGTGATGGCCATGGTGTTCCTTCAGAAAAATGTTTCGGGGGCGCCAGGCGCCACGAAGTAGGTGCAGCGCAGCTGCAAGGTGATGCGCCCCACGGCGGCTTCGCCGTCGGTGGCGGTTTCGCGGTTGATGCCTGTCAGCTGCAGGCCGTGCGGCAGGGCCCCGGCAAACAGCAGCGCCAGGCCGGCAGACGCCAGCGCGTGCATGGCGTCGTCCAGGTCGGCCGTGGCGCGCACGGTGTACTGGGCATCCACCGCCAGCGTGTGCTGGTTGATGGCTTCGCCCGTGGTGGCCAGCTCGACCGCTTCGTCTTGCGCAAACACGCGCACGGCGGGCAGGTCTTCTTCGCCCCAGGGCCACACGCGGCTGGTCTTGACGCCACCGGCGCCCAGGCCGGCCTGCGGCACCAGGCGCGCGGCCAGCGCGTCCACCACCTGCGCGGCAGCCAGCGCCACGGCGCTACACCCGGGCCAGCACCAGGCGCTTCAGCTGGCCGTCTGGCGGCTCGCTGATGACCTGGCGCACGGTGTAGGTGATGCCGCCCGTCACCAGCGCCTGCCCCTGCTGTGCGCCCACCGCGGTGGTGGGCTGCAGCAGGAAACTGGTGCGCTGGGTGATGGCGCTGAATTCGTCCAGACTGTCCACGTCCAGGATGCCCACCACGGCCACACCAGCCAGCGTGGCCGCTTGGCCCAGGTCGGCAAAGTACGTGGTGAAGTCCTCGACGATCACAGCGCTGGCCGGTGGCAGGGCGTGGGCTTAGACCGTCAGCGCGTCCAGCATGGCCGCAAAAGACTCGGCATGGCGCACGGCCACGTCCACGTCTTGCAGGGCCACCACGCGCACGGTGCCGCTGGTGCTGCCGGTGTACGGGTCAACCATCAGGTCAAGCCCGCCCCACATGCCGATGACCAGGTCGGCAAAGTTGCCGAAGATGACGGCAGAGCAGACGCCGGAGCTGGTGCCCTTGGTCAGGTTGCTGGGCACGGCGTTGGTGACTTCGGCGCGGTAGCCGTTGATGGGCGTGGTGCCGTCGGCCCACACGTACTGGGCGGTGCCGCTGGCCTTTTCGGTGGTCTTGAGCTTGCCGCGCACCTTGGCGTTGGTGAGGTAGCCCAGGGTGCCAACGTCGGCGTTGTCCTGCGCCACTTCGGTTTCCAGCGTGACCATGTGCGCGTAGGTGGGCGCCAGGCCGTTGGTGCCGCCGGGCACGTTGCCGATGCCCACCACGTTGAGGATGCCGCGCGGCTCCGGCGCGGTGCCGCTGCCGTTGATGGCCACGCGCTGCAGCTCTTGCGCCAGCACGGTGGCCAGGTCTTCGCGCACGAAGGCTTCGACGTCGATGCTGGACTGCAGCAGCAGCTTGCGGCTGATGTCGGTGAATGCGCCCATCGTGCGGGGCTGCATCGTCACCTGGTCGAAGGCCTGCTGGCTTTCGGTGGGCGCGCCGGATTCAGCCACCCAGTACGCGGTGGCCGCACCGGTGTGGCGCGGGATGGCGATGTTGCCCTGCAGGCCCGTCATCATGCGCGTGCCCATGCCCATGATGACCATGCGGTTGCGCAGCAGGGTGATGAAGTCCTGGCTCATCAGGTCGGTGGCCACGGTGTGGCCGCCGGCCGTGGTGGTGCCCACCACCAGGTCGCGCTTCAGCACGTCGTGCGGCACCATGACGCCCTGCGATGCCTTGCCGGCCTTTTCGGCGGCGGCGCGGCTGGCTTCCAGTTCGAAGGCGGCTTCGCGCTGCGCCTGGGCGTTGTTGGGGTTGGCCAGGGCGTGCAGGGCACGCACGAAGCTGTAGCGCTGGGTTTCGCTGCGGGACATGCCGATGTCGGCATTGGCCTTGGCACCCTCGCCCAGCTTGCCGATGGCTTTGCGCTGGAATTCGGGCAGCGGCGTGCCGGCGCGCACGGCTTCGGCGGCCAGCTTGTCGACGCCCTGCGCCTTGAACTCTTCGCCGATGGCGATGATGGCGGCAACGCGCTCGCGTTCGCCGGCTGCGCCGCGCTGCTGCTCGGCGCCTGCGTCGATGGTTTGGTCGGACATGGTGATGACTCCACGGGTGGCGGCCGGCGCGGGTTGCGCGCTTTCGGTGGCCTGGGGTTTGGGGGGCTCTTGGGTGGCGTCTGCAGCGCTGCGGCCTACGCCGACCGTGGGGTCTGCGGGCACGCTGACCAGGCTGACTTCGAACGGCTCCCACCGCGTGACGCGGTATTCGGGGATGCCGTCGCGCTCAGCCACCAGCTCGGCGTCGTGGATCACGTAGCCCACCGACACGTTGCGGCGGATGCCGTCCACCACGTCTTGGAAGACTTCGCTGGCGCGCACGCTTTTCCCAAAGCGAACCACAGCGCGGGCCACCCGGTCCGCGCCGATCTGCACCTGCTCGATCACCCCGACCTGGTCGCGGCTGTCGTGGTCCATCAACAGGGGGCCACCGCTTGCAAGGCGCCCCATGACGATGCTGCTGCTGGCGTGGTCCAGCACTTCCAGGCCCCAACTGCGCTGGTACGGCTCTTCTGACGAAAACGCCAGGGTGACCGTGCGCGCCTCCACGTCCACCTGGGCCTGCGGCGCGCTGAGGTTCAGTGCGCGCGTGGCCCGGGTGCCGGGTGCGTAGCGTTGAAGGGGTGCGGTGGTGCTGCCATCCATGCGCCCACTTTCGCGGGGCAGGTGGCCGCCGATAAGGCAAACGGCGGCCGGTGCGCAGCGCCTACAGCGCGCTGGTCATCAGCATCAGCACTTCTTCGTCTTCCAGCGCGTCGGCAGGCTGCACGCGCGGCGGCGGCAGCTGCCACACCGGGCGCAGCGGCACGCGGCGCGGCTTGGGGCGCGCCACGCCGCCGGCTGGCGGCTGCGGGTCGGGTTCAGGGGCCGCGGGGCCGCTGAAGAAGCCCAGCAGCAGGTAGTGCGAGACATGCACGGCGGTTTAGAACAGCGGCAGGCGGAACACTTCGGCGCCGCTGTTGCGCAACACGTACAGCCACTTCAGGACGTCGGCGCCGTCGTAGTCCTTCACCCAGGTCTTGCGGCCCAGCAGGGCAGCGCCGTCGGCAAACGGCAGGGTGCTGACAGGCTCCAGGTAGTTGCCGCGCAGGCTGTACTTGAAGAAGCGGTGCGTGGCGTCTTTGCGGATGTACAGGTATCGGCCCGACCAGTCTGCCGACGACCCGGTGGTGAAGGTTTCGGCGGCGCCCGGGTAGGCGATGGCCAGCCAAGCGCCAGCACCGGCCGTGCCGCCCGCGATGTCGAAGCGGTCGATGACGTTTGAAGCGCCCCCGCGCAGCGCGTACAGGTAGCGGCCGTCCAGGTTGGCGCTTTCGTTGCCCCAGTTGGCGTCGCCGGTCTTGCCCACCCAGTTGAGGGTGGCGCCCGTGCCCGGCGCGGCGGCGCGGGCCGTGGTGGGGGCCAGCGTGGTCCAGGTGTTGGCGCTGCGGCTGTAGCGGTACATGGTGACCGCGTTGTTGCCAGCCAGGTACAGGAAGTCTTGATTGGCCTCGATGACGTAGGTGCTGGTGGCGTCGGGGTTGGTGGTCCAGGTGGGCACCGCCAGCACCGTGCCGGTGTTGCTGGAGATGGTGCGCACTTGGCCGATACCGGTGCCGCCCGTGATGCGCACCTGGAAGTTGGTCCACTGGTTGGTGGTCCAGGTCTTGGCCGAATTGGTCAGCGTGGTGGCAGCGCCGGCCGCGGCCGTGCCGGTGGCGAATTGGCTGATGCTGCTGGTGGCGATCATGGCGCCGTCAGTGCCCCACGTGGCCGGCAGGCCGGTGATGGTGAGGCTTGACCAGGTGCCGGTGAGCGCGTCGAAGCTGCGGAAGCTGCCGGTGGCCAGCGTGCCGGCGCCCAGCACCATGAACAGGCCCGTATCCACCGCAAAGGTGTCGGCGTTGGCCACGGCAGACCCCAGCGCGGCAAACTGCAGCGTGCTGGTGCCGCCTGGCACGATGATGACGCCGGTGATGGTGGCTTGGACGCCCGCATTGGCGCCGGTCAGGAACCGAATGGTGCGGCCCACGGCCAGGCCGTTGATGGCAGCGGTGGTGGTGGCCGTGGTGGTGCTGCCGCCGTTGGCCGTGACGGTGTTGGACCAGCGGTAAGCTGTGCCGCACGCGCCAGCGCCAAACGTGCCCGCCAGTGCAGGGCTTGGCACCTGCACCCAGGCGTCTTCGTCGTGGTGGTACAGGTAGGCCACGGTGTTGCTGACCACGTACAGGGCCAGGTTGGCCACGTCGTTGGGGTCCACCGCCATAAAGGCGCCGGCCACAGACGCCGCGGGCGCCGGGGTCATGAACTGCCATTCCTTGCGGTGCAGCAGCGGTTTGTTGTTCTGCGTTGCCATGTTTCAGCCCACCATGCGGTTGATGTTGGATTCAGCGGTCATGTTCATGAGCGCCGGGATATGGGGGGCGGCTGTGTAGCCGCCGATGTTGGTCTGGTTGCTGACGGTGCCCACGGTGGTGACTGTGGTGACGGTGGTGACCGCGCCCACAGTGGCGACCGTTGCCACCGTGCCGCCCAGCAGCGTGACGCGCAGCGAGCCGTCGGCGTTGCGGGCCGTCTGCAGCACGCCCAGGCGTTCAATCAGCTGCGCCAGCTGGTCAGCGTCTTCGGCCGACAGGGCCACCGGCGTGGCCTGGCTGGCGGGCTGCTGGCCCAGGGCGGTGGGCGTGCGGTCCAACAAGGCCTGCAGCAGCACGCGCGCCGCTTCCAGCGTGGCTTCGCTGCTGGCCTTGAACGGCGCACCGGTGACGGGGTCGCCTGGCGTACTGACCGGCACTTCGCCGGCAGCGGTGGCCGCGCTGGCCAGCGTGATGTCGGCGCCGGTGCCGTCTTTGGCCGCAATGCTCATGCCAGATCCGTTTCGATGGTGGTGGTGTTCAGGATGCGGCCGGCGCTGTCACGCTCCACGGTGGACGAATGCCGGCGCGGCGGCAACTTGGCGTGCACGGTGACGTTGGCGGCGGGCATGATGGCTTCGACGCTGACGTTGGGCGCTTCCACGTTGACCGGGGTGGGCTGCACCTGCACGGCCACGTTGGGCGCGGCCACGTGCACCACCGGTGCGGCCACGTTGATGACGGGCGCGGCCGGCGGCGCGGGGGGCGCTTCCACGCGCATGCTCAGTTCGACGGTTTGGCCGGCGCGGTGGCTGCGGCGGGCGAGCTGGATCATGTTGGCCATTTCGGGGTTGGTGAGCGCGCGGCCCTGGTCGCCGGTGGCGGCGTCGTCGGCGCTGTCGTCGGCCGGGTCGTCTTCGCCATCGTCATTGGCGGCACCTGCAGCCGGGCGGCCGGGCTTGGTGGGCGCGGCCTGCGGGGGCTTGATGCCGTACTGCTTTTTCATCTCTTCTTCGCGTTGCTTGGTGGCGAAGACGTCTTCAATGTCTACGCCCGCGCGGGCCGCGGCGTCGGTGGCGGTGGTGAGGTTGGCTTCGATGGCCAGCACGGTGGCTTGCACGTCTTTCAGCGGGTCAACCCAACCCCAGCGGCGGGGCATCCACACGCGCTGCGCAAACTTGGCGCGCTTGGCCAGAGGCAGCGGGCTGGCGCCGTTGCTGCTGATTTGCGTGACCAGGCCGCCGGCCAGGCCGATGCGCAGCCATTCGTCGAAGATGGGGTCCAGCACCTGCTCGGTCACCCAGTCTTGCAGCACCATCCATTCGTCGCGCTCTTCAAGCACGCCGCTGCGGATGCTGCTGAAGTTGACGCCCTCCAGGTCATTGGCCAGGGTGTTATAGCTGACGCCCAGGCCACTGGCCACGCCGCGCAAGGCGGCTTTCATGAATTCGCCGAACTGTTCGTGCGGGTAAGCGGGGTCGAACTGCTGGAAGCCCACGCCGGCGGGCAGCACGCCAAATTCGCCCGGGGTGGCGCTGGTGTAGGGCACGCCCTGCGCGTCTTTGCCGTCTTGCGGCAGTTGGTCGGGTTCGGGCGTGGTGAAGAAGCCCATCTTGCTGGCGCCGATGCGCGCCGCGATGACCGCCGCTTCACGGTAGCCGCCGATGTCGTTGAGCCGGCGCATGGCCGCGTGGGCCCAGGGCACGCCGCGGGTCTGCTCGGGTTCAAGCTGCAGGAAGCGGTGGATGATGTCTGCAGCCGGCACGCGCTCACGTTCGCCCGTGCGCTGGGTGGCGTAGCTGCCGCCGGGCAGCGTTTGCAGGATGTGGTAGGCCACGGGGCGGTGGAATTCGTCCACTTCCACGCCCATGACAATGGCGTTTTGGCCGGTCACGCGGGCCACGTTGTAGGCGGTGTCCAACCGTTCGACGTCCAGCAGCTGCAGCTGCAGGCCGTAGGCACCGCGGCCGCGGCGCAAGCGCAGCAGCAGTTCGCCATCGCGGGCCAGCGCGTCGACGGCGGCGCGCAGCAGGGTCCACAGGCCGGCGCGGCCGGTCACGTCGCAGGCGGAGGGCTTGACCCATTCGGCCCAGTGGCGCTCGATGGCTGCTGCCGCCAGGTTGTCGATTTTGGCGCCGTCCATGGGGCGGCTTTGCAGGCCCACGCCCTGGCCGATGACGTTGTTGCGCACCATGCGCAAGAACTTGGCCATGTATTCGTTGTTCTTGGCCAGGTCGCGGCTGCGGCGACGCAGGCGGTCAAGGTCGCCGCGCAGCTCTTGGTCGATGCTGGCCTGGCTGGCCAGCCAGCTTTCGGTGAGGCGGTTGACGGCCGCGCCGTCAAACCGGCGCAGGTGCTGGCGCGCGGCCGGCGCACGGCCCAGGCGCGCGGCCCAGGCCTTGAGGTTTTGCGTGAAGGTGGCCATGGTTTACAGCCTGACCAGCATCTTGCCGGCCCCGGGTTGGCCGGTGGCGGCGGCCTGCTGGTTGCGCACCTCCCAGCGGTAGCGGTCGCGCACGGCCAGCAGTTCAGCCATGGGGATGAACTTCAGTTTTCGGCCGGCGATTTCCAGCTCCAGGTGCGATTGGCTGGCGCGGCCCTCCAGCACCGATTCGACCGCGTCCAGCACCTTGGCGGCGTGGGTGCGGGTGTCGGTGCCGGCCGCCATGGCGGCGGGGTCGGGCAAGACGGTGATCTGGCCACTCTGCTGGGTGTAGCGTTCGCCGGCTTTCTCGACCCAGCTGGACCAGGTGTAGGGCCCGGCCGCCCAGGTGGCGGTGACGGCGGCCGACACCTGCACGCGGTAGCCGTCGCCGTCGGCCACGGCCGTGATGGTGGTGGCCACGCCGCTGCCAGGGGTGGTGCCGCGCGGCACCAGGCGCAGCTTCAGCGCCCAGCCGGCGCTGGCCGGGTAGTCGGGCACCAGTGCCGGGTAGTTGAGCGTGTCGCCCGCGGTGAGGGTGGTTTGCATGGGGTGGCCTCTATGCCAGGGGGGTGCCGCCGATGGTGGGCGGCGGGGCTTGCAGCACGGCGGTGGGCGGCTCGGTGGCGTCGTACACCACGGCCACGCCCTGCGGCTGCGCAAAGGTGGCACCGCCGCCCACGGTGACCAGCACGGGGAAGGCGCCGACGTACACGTCCCATTCGTACAGCGCCACGGCGGCGGCGTACACGCCGTCGGGCAGGCCGGTGATGGCGCCCGCGCTGTCGTCGCCCGGGGGCAGGCCACCGGGGAAGGTGTGGCCCTCGATCCAGTAGCTGTATTCCCGCGTGTTGCTGGCCGGCGGGCGCATGCTGGGGTACATCCACGCCGGGCCGCTGGTGCCGGCGCTGGGGATGGAAATACCCGGGACGCCGGTGGTGCAAAGGCCCAGGCGCCGTTCGCCGCCCGGGTAGGTTTGATTCAGGTCGCGCAGCATGGCTAGGCCAGGGTGAGGAACTGGCCAAACACGCGGTCATTGGCCACCACGGGGCCAGGGCGCGTTCCGATGATGACGAAGCCGTCACCCGCCACGGTGTGCGCAATGGTGGCGCGGCCGCTGGCGTCGGTGGTGGTGGTGCTGTTGACTGGGGCGGTGATGCTGCCCGGCCGACCTGCTGGGCACCAGGTGTAGTAAACCAAGGTGCTGGCCAGGGGGATGCCCGACACGGCTATGACGTCAGTTTGCGCGATGTAGGTGGCAGCGCCCGGCGCGTTGACGGTGAGCGTGGCGTTGTTGGACGTGGCGGTCGGCGCCGTGTCGCCGGTGACCACCACGCTGTACAGGTCGCCGTTGTTGGCGCTGCCGCCCGAAACGGTGGTGGCCGGCGTGGTGTAGCTGGCCGACGTGGCCCCGCTGATGTTGCTGCCGTTGCGGCGCCACTGGTAGGCGAACGTGCCCGTGCCGGTGGCGGCCACGCTGAAGGTGGCCGTGGCGCCTGCCGTGACGGTTTGGTTGGCGGGCTGGCTGCTGATGCTGGGCGCCGTGCCGCTGGCGCTTGGCGTGACCGGGTTGGACGCCGCAGAAGCCGGGCCCGTGCCTTCGCTGTTGGTGGCCGTGACCGTGAAGGTGTAGGTGGTGCCGTTGGTCAGCCCCGACACCGTGATGGGGCTGGACGCGCCAGTGCCCGTCAGCCCGCCAGGGCTGGACGTTGCGGCGTACCCCGTGATGGCTGGGCGGCCCGTGTTGGTGGGCGGAGTGAAGGCCACGCCCGCGGTGGCGTTGCCCGCCGTAGCTGTGCCGATGGTGGGCGCCAGCGGCGCTTCGCTGACGTTGGTGACGGTGAAGTTGACCGTGACCGTGCGTTCATTCGGCGTGGGCGTGGCGGTGTCGGCAAAGGTGAGCGTGACCACAAACGGGTTGGCGTGCGGCAGGCTTTCAAAGTCAAAGGCGGCCGTGGGCGCCAGCGTGCGCGTGAGGCCACTGCCGGCCAGCGTGAACAGGGCGCCGTCTGCGCCGCCCTTGGTGACGCTGCCCAGGGCTTCGTCTGAGGTAAGCGTGATGGCCACGGCCGCGCTGTTTTCGCCCACGTTGACGGCAAAGGGACCGTTTGTGGCGCCGGTGCCAGTGCTGGTGATGCTGGGGGCGGCGGTGTCCGCCGCCACACTGCCACGCACCACGATGGTCCCCACGTGCACCGTGCTGCCGCCTGTGCTGAAGCCAGTTCCAGGGTTGTCGGTGGCCGATGCGCTTTCTTTGAAAGCCATCGCCACCGCGCCCCAGTTGCCAGGGCTGATGCCGCTGACGCCTCCCGTGTAGCCGGTGGGGAATGTCGTGATGTCAGAGCCTTCGCGGCCGCACACGGCAATGAAAGTGTTGTCGGCGCTGCCCCATGTGGCGGTGATGCTAGGCGGATCTCCCGCGCCCGAGAAGTCAGCCAGCAAGTTGGCTTCGACAGAAGCCGTGTCCGTGCCGGTCCAGCCCGTGATGCGCGCGACAATGATGCCGATGCTGTTGGCCAGCGCAGACAACGGGAACACAAGCGGGTCGGTGCCGGTTGCCACTCGCGCCCACACGAAAGACCTCCCGGTATTGCCTGGCTCGCTGTCCTTCCGGGTCCAGCCTGACGGGTCGGTGTAGTCGGCATTGTCTTCGGTGGTGTGCCCATAGGCCACCAACAGGTCGCCTGCCGTGGTGCCCGCAGGCATGGCGCCAAAGGTGAAGTCAGACCCGCTGACGGCTACGCCGTTGGCGCGGGTGCTTGCTGGTGTTGGGAATGCCATCTCAGTCCCTTATGCGCCCACAGGCGTATAGGCGTACACGTTGCACGCACTGCCATTGGCGGCGCGCGGCAAGATCAGGAAGCACCTGGCCTCGGGGATCCAGTTCAGCTTTTTGGCGTAGCTGCTGCTGGGCGCAACCATGGTTGCCCCGCCCGGGTAGGTGCGCGGGGTCACGGCCCAGGTGTCAGACAGCGTGGCTGGAATCTGCACCTCGTAGCAGCCCGACAGGTTGGCGCCGCTGAAGACGATGAGACGGCTGATGTCGGGCACCCAGTCAAAGCCAACGTGGTACGTGGCCGCGATGCTGCTGCCCAGGGTCACGCCCTGGTATCCGGCCGCGATGTTCGCCAGGTCCAGGTACACCAGCTTGACGGCCGTGCCTGCGGGGTTAAGGCCGCCCAAGATGAGCAGGCGAAGCCCCCCGGTTTCAACCAGGCGCATGGTCACGGTGTCCACCGTGAACGCCGCGCCGCCGTTGGCCGCAGCTGTGCGCCCATAGGTGCCGCTGGTGTCCAGCCAGTAGATGAAAGCATCCGACCCGCTGGCCCCGTTGGCCGTGATCCACCAGCGCTGCAAGGTGTTGTCCCACACGCTGGCCCCGGCCGGGCCTTCCCACAAGTTGCCCGATGGGTAGCCACCCAGCGTGCCACTGTTGAAGGTGTTGGTGCTAAAGCGCGACCATGCTTTGGTGGCAAGCTCGAAGCGGTGCGAACGGCCCACGTTAAGCGCGTCGTTTCTGGACGCCGGGGCACCAGCAGGCACCAGCCACGCGCCGCCGCCTGCAGCCTGAGACAGCGGCCGGATCAGCGACCCAAGCGTGCCGCCACCAGCAGACGGCGGCTGTATGGCCAGCAGGTCATAGGTGTGCGCCGAGTAGGGGCGCCCATCGGCGTGCTCTGCCCACTCAGAATCGCCCACCGTCAGCGGGAAGGTGGGGGTGTCCAGCCGCTCAAAGGCCAGGGTGTTGCCCACCTTCAGCACGACGGTTTCGTTGCCGAAGTAGTTGCCGTGGCCGCCGCCGTGGATCACCAGCGCGCCGTATCGGTAGGCCCCCGCTTTGTAGTACGGGTTCCAGATGGCACCTGAATAGGCGTCGATCAGGAACGGGTAGCCCGACGCATCCGGCCCCACATCGATGGGCGGGCGCTGGCTTTCGAAGGTGTTGGTCAACGCGCCCGTGGCAAACAGGTTGACCAGCTCGCCGCTGGCCGGGCGCCATGACGGCAGCACGCGGTCAGACTGCACCGCGAATTCAGGCCGCGTCAGCATCAAGCTGCCCAGGCCGTTGGCCCAAGTGCCAGAACCCAGCAGCCGGCCAATGGCCAGGTCTGCGCCCGCCAAGCTGGCGCGGTCGGCCACCTTGTGCGCGTAGTGCGCCGCCCAGAAGAAGGTGGACACGTCGGTGTCTGCGCCGAAGCTGGTGAGTTCGCGCATGCGCAGCGCGCTGACGTTGTCGTATTCGATCTTGCGCAGGTTGTTGGTGGCGGCCGTGACCGGCCAAGTGCCTGACACCCAGGGGTGGTTGGCTTCCATGGCTGACCACTGCGCGTCCCACGTGGCGCGGTAGGTGGTGGTGCTGGCGTCGCCGCCCGCAGACGTGGCGCCCGGCGTGCCAAAGCCCAGCGCCACGAAGGTGGCGATGCGCCAGTTCCAGGTTGTCTGCGCGGGGTTGGCGCCCAGCATGCCGATGGGCCATTTGCCGAAGTGTTCGGCCAGCGCCTGCAGCCGCGTGCGTTGCGTGCCAGCCAGCGCGGGCTGCGCGTCAAAACCGTACAGCGCGCACAGGATGTAGATGGCGGTCATCAGGCCCCCATAGGCGTGCTCGCCCTCGTTGTTGTTGGCGTCGGTCAACTGGAAGTCGGCGTTCTGGTACGGCAGGCCAAACACGTTTCCACGCGCTGAGGTTTGCTGACCTGTGGCGCTGCCCGACACGTACCAGTCGTGCCAGTCGTTCACCACCTGCTCGACGCGGCCCACGGCTTCCAGACGCTGATTCAGATCGGCGCCGGCCGACAGCGCTGTGCCGGCCAGGTGCGAAGCGGTGACAAGCTCGGCCTGCACGCGGTCGCGGAACTTCCAGCCTTGGCCGCGGTTTTGGTCCCACCAGCCGATGCCGCGGAAGGCGCCGGTGTTGCCGCTTTGCGTGAGTTCGCCCGTGGCCGCAACAAACTGCACGCCTTCGATCATGGACCAGCGGCCCGACAAGATGGCGGCGGTGAAGTACGCGGCCGGGCTGTGGGTGTACTTCCACTCGGGGGTGTTCACGCCACCGGCAGGCGCGGGCGTCAGCGTGGGGTTGCTGCCCGACACGTCATTCACACCCGGCGTGGTGTTGTTCAGGCCCAGCGTGGTGTGCACGCTGCCACGGTGCGGGCGGCCGTCGGTTTCGTCGCGGTAGTGCACGCTGAAGCGGCCCATGGCCGGCCCGTTGGCAAGGCAGGCCAGATGGGCGCCCGGGTTCTGCCCGACCAGGTAAGTGGCGGCCCAGCCTGGCACGATGCCGTACATATCGGTGTCACCACCAGACCCCAGTGACGGGTCGATGTTGGCCAGCGCAAACGGCGCGGGCCGCAAGGCTTCGGCGCTGGTGTAGCTGGCGTGCTTGGTGCCGTACTCAGGCCGCGTGGTGTAGGCACCTGACGCGGGCGTCAGCGTGGCATAGCTGGGCACTGCGCCGGTGGTTTGCAGGTGCGCGGTGCTTTGCGCCATCAGCGCCGTGGGCGCGGTGCCCACCCAGTCGACGCGGCTCCAGCGCGTGTGGTGGTAGTGCACCAGGCCCGTGCCGGTGTAGCGCGAGGTGCCACCCACCGTGACCGTGACGTCATAGGTGCGGCGGCCTGGCGATGCGACTTGCAGCCACCCGTTTTCGACCACGGTTTCGACTTCCACCGCGCCGCTGCTGTAGGCCCGCACGTAGAACCACACGTGCGTGTGCGCGTCGGGCGTGGGCACGAAGTAGTGGAATTCGGACATCACCGGCCCCAGGATCTGGCGCACCTTGCGGGCGGTGGTGCGGTCCCACGCGGTGATGCCTGCGGTGCGGGCCGTGGCAATGTCGGCCGTGAAGCTGCCGCCAGCCACGGTGGCGCTGGCGGCGTCCACCACGCTGGTAAAGGCCACGGTAGCCGCAATGGTGGGCTCTGCCACGGCAGTGCCGCTGGCCGGCGTGCCGTTGCGCAGCAGCGGAATGTCGGCCTGAGTGGTGATGCCGCTGAGCACCGCGAAGCGCAGCGAGCCGTCGGCGTAGCGGGTGCGCACGTCCACCTGCACCGTGGCGCCGGCAGCGCCCACGGTTTCGGCCGATGCAATCTCGCCCGGGGCGAACACGTGGCCGGTGGTCCATGGTTGCGAGCCGGCCCAGGTGGACATGGGGCGCAGCAGGATGGCGCCGCTGGGGGCGACGGGCGGCGGCGGCGGCGCGGCGCCGCTGACCGTGACCGTGATGGGCCGCCCGGCGCGCGTGAGGCTTGGGCTGACGGTGAAGTCAACACTGGCAGCACCGGCGCTTGGAAAGGTGACGCCGACAGACGCCGACGTGTTGCCGCTGGTGATGGTGGACGTGCCGCTGGCCGGCGTGCCGCCTGTCACCGACCAGGTGATGGTGTAGGTTTGGTCGGCCGCGGCGTTGAGTGTCACGGTGTACGTTTGCGCCGCCGCGGCCACCGCCGTGGTGGCGCCGCTGAGCGTGGCCGTGGTGGGCGGAGAAGGCGGCGGCGCAGCCACGCCGGTGAGGGGCGCCGGGCTGCCAATGATGATGGCGCCCGCGGTGCCGCTGGTGAGCATGATGCTTTTCAGGCCAGCCAGCATGGCCATGGGGCCAATGTTGACGGTGGCACCCGCGGCCAGCGTGCCGCTGCTGGACAAAAAGGCCACCTCACCAGGCGTGGCAGCCACAGCCCAAAGCGCAGGTACGGTGCCGATGTTGCCCACCGACCAGCCCGTGGCCTGCACGCCCACAGTGGCGCTGGCTTCACCCGCGGTAAGCGCCAGCTGCGCAGGCGGCGGCACGCCAGCATTGCCAAACCCCACCACGCCGCCGCTGGCTGCACTGTATTGGACGGCGGTGGCAGCGGCGGCGGGGGTGATGGGCATGCGGCTAGGCGGTGGAAGCGGCCCCCTTGGCCCGGGCGGCGCGCGGTGCGGGGCGTTGGGTGGCAGCATCGCCCGGGGCGCGGCCATCGGTAAGGCAAGTGGCGGCCGGTGCCGCGCCCACAATGGCCTGGGCTGTTGGTTCGGCAGGGCCAGGGTCAGCTCGATCGGGCTGCACGATGCAGCGCACGCGCCGTTCGCTGAGCTGGTAGCGGCGCGACAGGATGGACACCGAAGCCCCGCGCGCAAAGTCGCGCCGGATGGCGCGGTCGCGGGCGCTGATCTGCGCCTGGCCCTGTTCGCCCAGCTTGCCGATGTAGGCCCGTTCGCCGCCCCAGGCCGAACGCGCGATGCGTTCGGCTTCGCCGCGGTGGCTGGGCAGGAAGAAGCCACCGTCGCGCTGCAGCAGCGCGATGAGGGTGTCCAGGGTGTCGATGATGATGTCGTTGCTCATGGGCTACCAGCTGACGGCAAAGCCGCGCCCGCGCTGGGGTGCCTTGCGGGTGGGAATGACGGCGATGGGGGGTGCGGGGTCGGGCGCCTGCATGCCGGCCTGGGCCTGGGCAGGATCTGCAGCAGCCGGCGCGGCGGGCGCGGCCTGGTCGAACAGGTCGCGCGCCTGGGTGCGGCTTTCCCAGGTGGCCCAGTCGGCCTCTCGCCAGCGGTCCATGCCCACTTTGTGGGCGACGGCCAGCGCGTAGACGGCGCAGTCCAGCGCCTCATTTCGGCGGCCGGCGGGCTTGACCCATTCCAGCCGGGCGTGGCCCTTGATGTACTTGGTGACCAGGCGTTCGGCGGTGATCTGTTCGAACACTTCCGGCGGGGTGTGCTTGCTGAAGTGCACGAAGCCGGGCCCGGGTTCAACGATGCGCAGGCGGCCGTAGATTTCGGCCTTGGCGGTGTCGGTGCCCACGGGCCACAGCTTGACGCCGCGTTTCATTTTCTGGCCGCGCCAGTTGATGTCTTGGTCGCTGGGTTTGCCCACGATGGCGCGGCCGGCGATGCTGCTGCCCTTGAGCGCCAGCACACCGGCATGCTGGTGCGCGCGCACGTAGCTGTAGACAGCCTGGGTGTGGTGGCCGCCGGTGTCGATGCCGCAGCCCAGCACCGGCACCGGCCGGCCGCTGGCGTGCAGGATGGGCGTGCGGCGGTATTCGGTGAGCGCGGCCCACGGGCTGCCGGGCTCGGTTTCGGGCAGCGCGGGGTCGCCGTAGAAGATGGCGCGGTCGACCAGCTGGCGTTCAAGGCCGCGGCCCCAGGCCCAGGCGTAGGCTTCCAGGCGGTCGCCCTGCACGTCCACGCCCATGGTCATGACGAACAGGCCCCAGTGCACCTGGCGCATGGGGATGTCGGTGGCGCGGCGGCGCAGGGCGTGTTCGTCGGCTTTGTCGCCGTCTTCTTCGTAGGTGTCGGCCAGGCGGGTGTTGACGAAGACGCGCAGCAGGCTGCAGTCGCCGCTGCGCTGCGCATCCCCCGCGCGCTGCCACTCTTCCACCAGGGTCTGCCAGCTCAGCCAGCCCAGGGGGCTGTACAGGCTGGACAGCTTGAAGCCGCGCACGCGGCCGCCCTGCGCGCCGGGCTTGGCCGGCACCCACTGCGCCAGGCCGCCCATGCTGACGTGGCGCAGCATGGCGGGTTTGTGGTGCTCGCGGATTTCGCCGCCGCAGTGGCGGCAGACGTAGCGCACCGTGTCGGGGATGGCGCGGCCTTCGGGGGTCTTGTCCCACTTGATGCCGTGCTCAGCTTGCGCGCCCCATTCCAGCGCCTGCAGGCCCTGGCAGTGCGGGCAGGCCACGTGGTAGCTGCACTGGTCGCTGGCCAGGTAGGCGGCTTCGATGCGGCTGAAGTCTTTGGTGGTGGGCGTGCTGGTGCGCAGGTGCTTGCGGCGGCTGAAGGTGGTCTGGCGGGCTTTGGCCAGCTGCACGGGGTCGCCTTCGCCGTCGACGTCGACCGGGTATCCGTCCTCTTCGTCGGTGAACAGGTCGCGCACGGGCATGCTGCGCAGGCCGGCGGCGCTGTTGGCACCGGCGATGGCCAGGAAGCCGCCGGCAAATTCCTTGAGCAGCGTGGTGTTGGCTTCGTCGCGGCTGCGGTTTTCGCGCACCTTGCGGCGCAGCACGGGGCTTTCTTCGATCATGGGCACCAGGCGTTGGCGGCTGTAGCGCTTGGCCAAGTCGATGGTGGGCTGCACAATCATGATGGGGCCCGGGTTGACGTCGGCCAGGTAGCCAATCCAGTTGGACCCGATGGTGGTCTTGCTGGTTTGCGCTCCCCACTGCAGGATGACTTCTTCGACCGGGCTGTGCGCGCTGAGGCAGTCCATGGGTTCTTGCGCGTAGGGGGTGCGGTCGACGCGGTAGGGGCCAGGCTCTGCGCTGTCTTTGCCAGACAGGATGCGGTGCAGCTCGGCCCACTGGGTGACGGTGAGCACCGGCGGCGGGGCCATGAATTCGGCCCACAGCGCGGCTTCCAGGCGGTCGGCCGCGGCCAGGTCTTCGGCGGTGGCGTCGCGGGCACCCATGTCAGACGGTGGCCACGCTGGCCAGCACGGCGTGCAGCTCGCGCTGCAGGGCGTCGTGGCAGCGGGCCTGGTCACTTTCAGCGGCCAGCACGGGGGACAGGCGCGCGGGCAGCTGCAGCAGCGCTTCGCGCAGGCCGGCCAGGCGCTTGGCGTGGGCGGCGCGGATGGCGTCGGCACGGACCAGGTCGCCGCGTTGCTCGGCCAGCTTCAGCTCGGCTAGGTCAGCCTCTGCGGATTCGCGCCGGGCCTTGCTGGCCCAGTAGCCGCTGCCGCTGCCTTCTTCTTCGCGGTCTGGCGCGCTGCCACTGCCTGCGCCGTCGCTGGGCGGCTGGCTGCCGGCGCGCGGGCGCGTGTTGCGCGCCCACTGCGCATCGGCAGCGACAGGGTCGACCTTGCCATCGAAGAGAACGATGCGCCCATCGCGCACTGCACGGCGCACAGCGCCCTCGGTGCACCCCCGGCGCCGGGCGTACTCCGACTGGCTGACAAGTTCGACCGTACCTATGGGCATCCTCGCACCATCACCCGTACAAAGCAGAACACCGACCAACTAGCGAAATTTTGCGGTCGTTTCGTACC